ACTCTTCTGTAGTAACGGTTTGCATTGAGGCGGAGTCTTCCGAGTCCCTGATCGGTTCCTTCTGCAAATGGGTTGGCAACAATACCATAACGGGTCTTGAAGCCAATTTTTGGTTGGAAGGTGTCCTGACCGACGGCACGAACCATCTGGAGAGGAACATATGGGCAGTAGAAGATACCAGCGTCATATGCGCTAGAACCCTTATAACCTACAACATAATACTGATCTGCAGCAACATTAGCAGCATATGGGTCAATGTATACACGATACTTACCTTGGAGAACACCAGCGAAGGTGTTACCAGTGTCGTCAACATTGAGGTTAGCGTTGAGTGCAGGGGTGTAATCAAGTACACCAGCCATGGTTAGAGCAGACGCAACATCAGCGGAGCAGATGATGGTGTTGCCCTTTCCTCTACGAGTTCTCTGAGCGATAGCGTTTGCATCTCTCTCGATCTGGAAGAGTAGACCCTTGAACTTCTCAACTGACCAACGACCGTTGGAGTCAACATCAAGGTCAAATACACCAGCGGTAGCAGTGTTAACAGCAGCACCTTGCTCAGCAACCTTATAGATGGTTCTGATAACTTCTCTGTTGATTTCAGCGAGGATCTCAGTGGAGAGAATGTTAGCAAGTTCTGCTTCTGCGTTTAGACCGTGGATTGCCTTGAGGTCTTGAGCGAGCTCTAGTGAGTACTCAGCCTTGAGGGCGCGTGACTTAGCAGTTACGGTAACCTTCTCGATGCTGAATGCCATCTGGTTGAAAGCATTAGCAGCAGCGTCTCCAAGAGCCTCGGAGTCGCCAGTTGCCATACCCTGACCAACATTATATGGTGATGGGTTGGTGGTAGCGGTTCCAACTGGGTTGAGAACATTAGGATTGGTTCCATCCTGGTTGGTTGTACCGAAACCAACGAGACCATCGGAGAATCCGTTGGCAAGGTTGCGGCTGTTGTTCTGACCAGAGAAAGTTGTATCTACTTCGTCGAAGAAGGTCTCAGTACCAGACTGAGAATCGTAACGGGAACGCATTGCAAAGATGAGTCCAGTAGGACCGCTCATTGGTTGAACACCACAGATGTCATAAGCAATGAGGTTAGGCATTGCACGACGAATGAGGCTGATTAGAACTGGGTCGAAACCAGCAACTGGACCACCAGCGTTAGAGAGTCCACCAAAACCACCAGTACCGGCAGAGTTAGCTGGGGAAGCTTCGCCAAGGAACTCAGCAGACTCGCGGAGTTCTCTTTCTTGGTTCTCTAGAAGTTGAGCGGTAACAGCTCTTCTGTGGGAGTCTTTGATGCCGCCTAGACCGTCAAAGTCTAGAACTGGAGCCCACTTCTCCATTAGCATTTGTGAGTTAATTCCGTCCATTTTAGTTTGATACCTCGTGTTAAGTGTTGTTAAACTGCGGTTTGAGTATTATCTAAAAATCACTTTTTAGCAACGGTGGAAAGCGCGCGTAGATAAGCGTCCATAGAAGGTGAATGATTCACTTCCTGGAAATTCGCTTCTTCTGATAGATTTTCCGTTTCGTTTGCTGGAATACCAGCGTTTCTTGGGAAGTATGACTCCCTAAGAGTTACCAGTTTCTGGTAATAGTCATTCTCACTCTCAAACTCAACACTCTCAGCGAGGCTTGCAAGCTTATCCTTTTGGGAAAGTGCGAGACCCTCTGAAACTTGGTTCAGAATTCTGTCAGCGGCAGATTCTGCAAGTTTAGCATTTAGAGCAACATTTCTTTGAATTTGCTCGTTGAGTTTTGTCTCCATTTCATCAAGTTTTTCTACCATGCTCTCTAGCACATCATATTTCTCTTCAGGCATTGATACATAATGTTCTTCAAAAAGACCCTTCATGCCAGCGATGAAGGACTCGGTGATCTCAGTCTTGAGACCACTTTCAACTGCTAGAGCATTCTCTTCTAACCATTCGGAAGCAACATACTCAAGGTATGAGTCAACTCTTTCGGTTAGTTCTAGTTTGATTTCTTCAATCTCTTCTGCAAGAGCAGCAGCATAGTGCTCTTCTAGAGCAGATTGAATTTCTTTTGTCTTGGCGTGAAGAGCAGCTTCAAATACTAGCTTTGCTTTCTCTCTGAATTCTTCAGAGAGTTCTTCTTCGCCAGAGAGGAGAGCATTTACATCCTCGTCAATGATGGAATCTACATCCTCTTCAACAACCTCTTCCTCTTCAGTCTCTTCTACTTCAGAAACTTCTTCGCCTTCTTCTGCGACGATTTCTTCACCTTCTTCCTCTTCAACTTCTTCCTTCATACCACCACCTTGACCAGGGGTAGCAACAGGAGTTGCAGAAGTTGCAGGAGCGTCAGGCGCAGAAGCCTTAGCATTTACAACATCCTTAACTTGCTTAAGGGTTGCACCAGGAGTCTTCAGCATATTGCTGTTATCATCTGGCTTACTATTTTCTGGGGTAGGGCCTCCGAGATCTTCCCAAGCACCAGTTTGACCAGGAGCTACAACAGGAGTTGCGCTCTTGTGAGGTGCTTCAGGTGCTGATGCATTAGCATTTACAGCAGTTTTGGATTGTGAAGTGCCGGTTTCCATTTCTTGTAAATTCTTACCACGGGACATTTGTACTCTCCGATTACCTTAGTATAATCTGTATTTATTTATAATTTAAAGATTTGATAGAAACTCTTGGAACAGATTTAACTTCTGTTCGTCAAGTCTTCTTTGATCAACAAGTGTATTGATTCTCTTTTGAGTTCTAGAAGCGAGTTGTTCACGAAGAATTCCTCCTTCCCAAACCCATTCCTTTCCTTCCATGATTCCAGAAACAAAAGCGTCTGGGGCAGAAGGATCTGCTACGATGTCAGCAGCAGTAGCAAGCATAAAGTCTTCACCAACAATCTTATGACCTTCATTAGTTGTTTGAAGTGATCCAACACCACGAGAAGAAACACCGAGCATTACACCTTCATCTAGAAGAGAAGATGCAATTTTACCCATAGGAGTATTCAGGATTTGTGCTTTACCTACAAAGTTATTTCCCTCTTGAACAAGAGAAGTAATTTTATGTGAAACACGATCAAGATTAACGGTTGGACCATCTGGATGGCCAAGTTCTCCAAGAGCACGACCCTTTGCAACAAAGTTTTCGTTGTAACGACCTACTTCACGAGAAAGAGTTGTGATTGGATACATCCTTCCATTACGATTCTTGATTTCTCCTTGAAGAAATACTCCTTCAATGTAGAGTTTTTTGTCAGCACCTTTTCCTTCGGTGATAATTTTTACATTTGTTACTTCTTCGGTAATTAGTTTCATTTTTCTTAGTTGGTAAGTCCTACTTTAGATGCTCTCACTGATGCAGAAGATGCAAAAATTACATCAGTTGAAGCCTTCTGAAGAAATTCGACTCCCCCTGTTGCCATTGTAAATGTATTAGTAGTTGCAGCACCAACAGCAGTTGAAATACTAACCGTAGCTGCAGCTCCAGACCCGTTATACAATCTTACGCAGGTTGCTTCAGTAATACTGGAAGCAGCTCCTGCAGTTGTCGGCATTGCAACTTCTGTTGCAATTATTTTTGTTCTTTGCATTGTTATAATAAAGTTCTATAATAGTTATTTATTATTCTGCGTCTTCTTCAGTAGGTTCTTCTTCAACTTCTGGAACTTCTTCAGATTCAACTTCTGGAGAACCAAACATTGAAGCAGCTACAACTGGTCTAACAATGTCAATATTTTCTGCAGACTTTTGCATTAAAATTTCTTTAATTCGATCACTAATGTCTGCAGGAGATTGATTAGAAACCATCATGTCAATAAGATCATCCATTTTTAAAAGTTCAGTGTTTACTTAAATTTATTTATTAGATTCTGCCACCCTTTGGCATTGTGACCTTTGGAGCTTCTTCAGTTGGGGGCATTTCCGCTGCAGATGTATTAGCTTCTGGGTTCATTGGAACTTCACCCATTGCTGGTTGTTCTGCAGGGGGTGGTTCTTGACCAACAGGAAGTCCGGTTGTCGGATCCATTGGAGGAGGAATGATTCCCGCTGCTTGTTCTGTACCTATTTGTGTATCTATTTCCACAATTTCAGAGTCAGTTTGTTTAAGAATGTTTCTTCTTACATAATCAACTGAGAAATACTTACCGATATAAGGTTCTGCAGCAACTAAAACATTCAGTCTATTTTGAATAAGTTCTGCTTCTTTTAATTCTGCAAAATGATTATCGTAAATAAAATCAAATTGAATGTGATCCGAAAGAACTTTCCAATCTTCTGTAGTTACAATGTTCTTAAGAAGAAGTTGAGTTCTCAACATATCCATAAAGAGATGTGAAAATCTCTTTCTCATTCTTCCTACAAACTTAGTGAATTTAATTTCGTCCCTTAAAATCTCAGAAGATCTTCCAAGATTAAATCCACCACTTCCGCTTAAACGAGATTCTGGAACTCCAAGAGCACGATAAAGTTTTTTCTGGAAATACTCAACATCAGTGAGTTCTCCAAGATTCTGTCCACCAGGAAGAGTTGTGATTTCAGTTCCCCTACCACCTTCACGACGAGGGAGCCAGAAATCTTCAAGCATGGACATCATTCTCTTATCATCACGGATTTCTCCAGTGTTTGCATCGTAGACCAATTTGTTACGATAACGATTCATAACATCACGAAGATATTGTTCTGCTTTGATCTTAGGGAGATTGCCTACATCAATATAGAAAATTCTTCTTTCTGGGGCTCTCGATAATCTGTAGATAACAAGAGAATCCTCGATCATTCTTAGTTGATTGAGTGCTTTAATTGCTTTATGGAGATATGAAAGAACTACTTGTTTATTTCTATCTACTAAACCAGAATGAACATAAGTTACCGCATCTTTTGAAATTCTTGCAGCACCGCCAATTGCATTTTTAAAGTTGCTTGTGGATTGACCTGCACCAGTTCCTCTAATGTTTGGATCATACTCATAAAACTCCTCAACCTCTGGAGTTGCCATATTACCATTTGGAGATTTCCCGCCAGTAACTGAAAAGGATGGATTTAATACATGTTTACCATCTTTTTTTATTTTTCTGACGAGTTTAATTTTCATGGGATCAATATATC